CTATACGAAGGGACTCATCTTGCGTCGGATCTTTCCTGTGCGTCGTGCCATAGCTCGGGAGACCTCTCTCTTTGCCATTTCAGCCTTCTCGAGCCACACATTAAAGCTGCTATCCCCGATGAGCATCAGCCACTCCGCAAAGGCGCGGCACACCAGGAACTCGTGTATCCAGTTCTCCGCATAGGTGAGCGTATGCCGCGACATGAGCGAAGGCACAATCATATTGAGGGTGTACTCCTCTCGCTCGGTGTCGAGTATATCGTCACGCTGGTGTATCTCGCACCCGCAGACCTGGTCCTCCAGCAGGGGGGAACGTGTGTAAGGGTAGAGTGCTTCCTGGATCTCGCTGAAAGAAAGGTCCAGCACACGAGCAATGCGATCGACGTTGCCCTCCTCGCCTATATCAAAGGTAAGATGATTGTCTACGTCGGGTTGCTTGTCCGACTTAGCCACGCCATAGATATAAGCGATGTTGCGTATATCGTATATGAGCTCATCTGTATAGAAGGTGAGCGTAGCCCGCTGGTGATCCCCGTCGAGGCGTTCTGTAATAAGACGGGCGTTAAGGTCGTGAAGGTATGTTCGTCTCTCCATTATTCGTAGGGGTTAGCTGGTCGGGTAGGGCGTATGCGTCGCGATGAAGCCTGCTTCATCTTGTCGAGGTCAGCTTGTGCAAACTTGCTGTATGCGCTTGCCATTTCATCCTTCATCAGTGCGTACCACTCCGACAGACACGTGTGGACCAGGTAATGGTGGATAGCCTCCTCCATATCCTTAACTGCTGGCAGGAAGAAGTTGTCGGGGAGGCGTAGCGAGAAGGTGAGGGCCTCTTCGTCCTTTGGCACATTGTCTACGGACGTAGCTGTATTCTCCTCCGTGAGATAGAGGTGCAGACGCTGGCGCAGGCTTGCGTCGGACGATTTGACCGCACGAAGGATAACCTCACGACTCTCCCCCTCTACGTCTAGCTGGGAGAGGGATACGGCCCGTGCGTCTTTGTCTTGCGATAAGTCGGTCTCCCCAAGTAGGTGCGCTTGCAGGGCCACCTGGTAGTAGACCTCGGGGAGCTTGATAGTAATCGTTACGTTCTGCATATTGGCTTAGGCTCTTGTGGGTGCAACGGGTGGACGCTTGTAGTGCAGCTTCTTTAGCATAGCGGAGAGGTGTGCGCTCGCCTCCTCGGAGGCTGGTGCGCTACCCTCGGGATAGCTCGTACGATACCACTCCGATAGTACCGCCATGGTGAGGAAGCTGTGTATGCCAGCTTCTATTGCTGGGATAGCCCCGTCATCGAAGCGGGTGCTCACGCTGAGCTTCACTACGAAGTTCTCTCCCAGCTCTACTGCACGGCCCACCGACAGGGTGGGGTGCTCCTTGATGTACCCACGCATCCCTCCGATCAGGGCATTCACCGCCTCTCTCCAATACCGCTCCAGGAGCTCACGGCTACTATCAGTAGGGAGAAGTCGGTCGTATGCCGTTGGGTCTTTATCGATGAGCTTTGCCGCTTGGTAGCTGGCACTCTTCTTGACCTCATTGTACACCAGCACCTTGCTTACATTCAGTGTGATCTCTTTCATATCCTTATCCTATTAAGCCTCGGAGCAATGGTAGCCACAACTTCCTCGACACCCACGCACCAAGAAGCAGCGCAATAGCAAGCAGGGGCGCAAAGGCCTTGAGGCGCATACTCTGCCACGCTGTGAGCTTGGCTGGGACTTCGACGTGTCTTGTAATGGTCTGCACGACGCGCACGCTATCGACACTCCCTGCGTTGATCGTATCGTGGACAACTCTCTCGCGGTTGCGATACACGACCTTATCCTTGTAGATGGTATCGCCTGCCATACGCTCGGAGACATACACGCTGTCGTGGATGTATATGCTATCGATGCGCAGGCGGTCACGCCACTCTATTCGGTCACGCCACTCCGTGCGGGTATTCTCTATCGGGAGCACACGTGGCGAGCAGGAGGTGAGGAAGTAGCCCAGCAGAGCAACGGCAATAATCACAAGGAGCGTCTCCCACACGCTCAGTCTATTTGTTTTCATATCTCTCTGTATTTATGAGGAGGGGCGAGGCTCTGCACCCCGCCCCGCAGTTAGTTACTCTCCAGCTCTCGCTTGAGCTTCTCCTTATCCTCCGCCTTCCACTGCTTATCAAGGGCGATAGCCTCCTCTTTGGGCGTGAGCGCCCAAAGGTCGGCAGACTGCTGGTCGGGACAGTAGAGGTAGTATCCGATTAGTCGGTGGCTTCGGTTAACGTAGGCGAAGCCGTCGGGTGCAATTAGCTCTATCATATCCATAGCTATCTAAAATTAAGCGTGAACCCCTTGGCGGCTGCCTTTTGCCCGTACTCACGCGCCTCGGCTGGATGATCGGTCTGCCAACCTCCAGGGAGTGTGATACTCTTGCCTGTCGCCTGTTGCAGGTTGTCAACAAGGTACTTGACGCTTGCGGTGGATAGACTGACGCACGCGGAGAGATCAAGGTCAACCTTTAGACCCTTGACGTGCAGCTCTTCGAGCGAGGCACAGTTGTTGAACATGTTACCTGTTCTTTGCGATCTGGTGAGATCTATTACACCCGTTACAGCTGTAAGTTTTGAGCAGCCGCTGAACATGTGCTCCGAGCTTGTGATCTCTCCCCCTGAGAGGTCGAGAGATACGCTCTTCAGCGAGGAACAGTTATAGAACATTAGGTTCGTGTTCGCTGCTTTGGGCATGCTGCCTACGGTTGCGGTCGTCAGTGATTGATCCCCTTGGAAGAGGCTGTTTACAGCTGCTACTTTGGGCATGCTGCCTACGGTTGCGGTCGCCAAAGCCGAACAGCCACTAAAGGCCGATTCAGCGCTCTGTACCGTGTGGAGAACTGGCAGTGAGACGTTGGTCAGAGCTGAGCAGTTATTAGCAAGGTTGGATACGTTAGCTGCATTTTCTATACCTCGCACCTCTGGAATCTTTGTTAGGAATGGATTTCGGGCGAAGCAATAGCTGAGATCAGCTGGTCGATAGCTCTCGGAGAGTTGCATTGTCGGGAACGATGTCTCTTTCCATTCAAGGAACTGCTGCGACCTGAAGATGATCGGCACGTAGATACTTAGCGCTCCGATCTTCGCTCCCAGCGCTTCCAGCCCGTCGTCGTCGGAGACCTGCGCTCCCTTTGATCGCAGGGCGTTGATTATGTTGCGTCGGTGTCTGTCAAGCTCCATGAGCTGGTCTGCCGACATCGTTTGCTCGTTCATCGGTGCATCCTTTCCTTTGTTAATGCGATAGAGGTACTGCGTTGTGGTGGCGTTGATGGCCGCATACTGCGCCTCGGTGAGCTTGGTGGTATCTTTGGTGGTCTTGAGGTAGATGTCATAGATGCTGTCACCCTTTTCACCCTTTGGCCCAGCAGGGCCAGCAGGGCCTTGTTCGCCTCGTTCACCCCTCGGGCCAGCAGGACCAATAGGACCAATAGGGCCTTGTGGGCCAGCTGGACCAGTTGCTCCTTGAGGTCCTTGAGGCCCTTGCGGACCTGGGCCACCCTGATCACCCTTGGGCCCTGGGTCACCCTTTGGGCCTCTCTCTCCTGGTGCGCCTGGAGTACCAGGAGTACCAGGTGTTACTGCTCCTCCTCCATTCTTAGGGATCAACTCCTCAGCGAACTGCGCCTCCGTCTTCGTGTACCCATGCTTCACAAGGATCTCATAGGCACTCGCACCACGGAGAGCTTCCAGCACCTTGGCTGTTACCTTTACAGGAGTTTCGTTGCTCCCGTACTTAGTTATCTTGCAGATGGGTATCACCACCTCGTAGTCGTGGTAGCCGTCGCTATACGCGTCGTCGGGGATGCGCCCATTAGCCGTCATCACACATACGCCTAAGCCGAGGCGTCGCGTAATATCCGCGGTCATCTCGACGATAAGCGTGTTGCCACTTATACTCACGGGTGGCGTGGCACAGAGTGCAGTTCGCCCGTTCGTCACACTCACAATGAGGTTCTCGAATAGGGCTGGGTCGAGCACCTCTCCCGACGGGTCTTTGATGAACTCTACTGGGATGAGCTTGTCTGTGCCTCGCTGGACAAGCTGTAATGCCCCCTTCGTCCCTGCTTCTGCTCTTCCGAATAGGCTCATAGTGTATTGGGGTTAATAGGTTTCTTCATCGTCATGTATCTCTTGCCGTCGTACTCCAGCACCTGCCCTCGGGGCTGCTTGTTTTTCCCTGCAATGGATACGTGTATCCACTCGCTACGCCCCTTGGGATGCTCCCATATCAGCTGATCGAAGCCCCCACGATCCCAAATGATATGGAGTAGCTTCTTCAATAGCTTTCGGTCGTGGGGTACGATGTCTGCAGCCTGCCCCATAGTGTGCTGGCTTTCGGGCTTGCCACCTATGGCAGCATTAAGACCCTTGTCTCCACCCGAGCGGAAGCCCGAGGTGACAATGATAGGATGCCCCAGTTCCTCACGGATGCCGTCAAGATATTCCATGAGCATATTGAGGTGCATGATCTGATCCTTATTGGGGTCGTTGGGGATGCCACGAGAGATAGCCGTGGGGCTATGCGTCATCTCGGATAGTGAAAAGTACTTGCTCATAGTCGTGTCAGTTAAAAGCCACTACCTCCTCGGTCGTTGAGTTCCTTACGGAGCTTCTTCATCTCCTCGTCGTCAAGCAGGGTAGAGTAGGCACTGCGAAGTCTGCGTAAGCTCTTTACTACGTTCTGCGTGTCGTTCTTCGGGCTGTTCTCCCAAATGCTTAGGCCCTCGGTGGCGATGAACACCAGCGCAAGGACAACAGACACCCACGGCACTTCGGGCAGGTGGAAGAGTTGCCACACGTCTGTGATGAGGAAGAGCATATCAGCGAAGCCCGCCACGATGAGGAACACGTAGTACCACAGAAGTTTGCCGAGGAGTGTGCGGATGCCCCAGCTATTCAGTCGTGGGGAGAAGCGTTTTGCCACCTCGTCCAGCGTGCCGTGCGCTGTGCCCTCCTCAATAGCCTTGCGGGCTTGGTCACGTGCGAAGCGCTTATCTCTGCGTATGGCTGAATTGGTGTCAAGGATGCTGGCGAACAGCACACCGACATAGCAAATCAGCACGACGACAGAAGCCAGCGTAATCTCCCCCTTGCCGAACACGGAGAAGTCGAAGTACTCTGTAATAATCATAGTCTTTGGTTTTGGTTGGTTAGGTTGGTGCTGGTTAATAGTTGTCTCCGAATACTAAGAAGGTGAAGTCAATATCGCTATACAGCGTATTGTCGTACTTCGTGTAGACCTCGAATGAGTTAGCCGTTATGTTGCCCGCCTTCGCGTTGTGTCGCCCGTTACCTGCGTCCATACACAGCACTGAGTAGCGCGTGTGTCCGAGGTCGTGTCTAACGGTGTATGTACCTGTCCCCGTTCGGCTGATGCTCATGCGATCCGCTCGTGCTCCCCATTTATGGATGAAGCTCACGCTGTTTGCGTTCACACGCCCCCCGAGGAGTGCCCCCGACATATCGACGTCGCCACGGATCTGCACAATGGGCTTGTTTAGTTTGTTCGAGATACGTACGAAGCGAGGGCTTGCACCCCACATGCCCATGAAGAAGAGAGCCCCTTCGTCTCCGATGTAGACGCGGCAACGTTCGTTACGGGTGTCGTTGAACTCGAGCGTGCGGAAGTCGTGGGTATAGGTATCAGGGAGCTTGCCACCAAATAGCATTGAGGCAATACGCAAGACCTTGCCGCCTTCCATCACCTCCATCTGACCCCAATGGCCAGTGCCGTCGTGGTTGATCTCCACCACACGCTTCTCGCCTGTAGTCCCGAAGCCCGTCACCCCAGCCGCAAAGGCGGGGAGAGAGGTGTTAGCAGATCCTGCGAAGAAGCTACGCACCTGCTTTGTCCTCGGATCACGTGCCGCAATAAAGTTGGTAAGTACAAGCCCGCCATAGATGTCGGTAGTCCCGTCGGTGATAGACGTTCGTAGGTAGTCGAGTAGTCGTGCATTGTCCTCGATAGCCTTTACCTTCTCGTCGGTATAGCTCTTCGCCTTGTTCGTCGCCTGATTGGCTGCGTTGTCGGCATACTTACGTACCTCTCCGTCCTTCTTTTCGGCTTCGGCTACCGCTTCGCTCTTGGCTTGTCCTGCCTTCCCGTCGGTGTAGCTCTTCCCTTCGTTGTGCTTGCTGTCGGTGTAGTTCTTTGCGCCCACAAGGGTAGCCGATGCTTGGCTGTCGATACGCTTGGACGTAGTCTTGTCGCCAGCGTCAGCGTATTGCTTTGCGCCATTGAGAGCCTCGCCTGCCTTCCCGTCGGCATAGCCCTTAGCCTCTACCGATGATATGTAGTCGTCCAGGCGCACCCAGTGAAGAGCGTTGAATGTCGTAGAGGCTTCCTTAGCGAAGAGTGTAGTCCCTCGTGGGTAGTTCACGCCTCCGATAGAGTTGGCTTCGGTCATCACCCAGCTGTCCCCCACCTGGTAGGAGGTGGGCTTCTTTAGGTGTGTGGTCGTCTTGCCGTCGGCAGCCGCCTTGGCCTCCTTGGCAAGCTGCAACGCTTTCAGGCTGTCGCTGTCTACGATCTCCTCCCATGTATAGGATGGCGTGTATCTCCAGCTCTTCCCAGCGTTGGGGCTCGGTGACTTATCCAGCGAGGTGAAGGTATCCCCGATGTGAGCCTTCTTGTCCTTCTCCGTCGTCCACTGCGACGTCGGTGGGGTAGTGGCAGAGGGCGCGCCATTGAAGTACCAATTAGATACCTTCCCGTCGAGCTGCTCCTGCATGCGCTCGAGCTTCGCATTCATTTCGGTTACCCCCGAGAGCCCCGTCGTCAGCTCACCTCGCAACTCCTGCACCTGCGCCTCGGTGTACTCTCTCCCTTCCTGCACCTTGCCATCTGCGTAGCCTTGAAGGGTAGTAATCACCGTATTGGCCTTATCCTCTAAGGAGCGTCCCGCCTCCGTGAATTTGCTGTCAGTGTAGCTTCGAGCACCAGCGGACTTAGTATCGACATAGCCCTTGAGCCCGTCGGTCTTGTCGTCGGTGTAACTGCGTGCCTGCCCTAAGATGCCCTCGAGTATGGTGTCGGCATCAGGACCACCGCTTGCACCTCCACCTGTGAAGGATACCTTATACCCTCGGATCTCCTTACGTACTAAGTCGATGACGAACTCCCCGTCAGGCGAGATGAGCTTGTCGATGCGGAGAGCTGCCGCTGGTATCTCCACAAGCCCGTACAGAGGTGTGAACACTCTGTTGGGTAGCGAGCTAAGCATACCGACAAGTAGGTGGTAGTAGCCTTCCTCGCCTTCCATAGGCTTGAAGCCATCGCTGGTGACGAATGTCCCCGTGTTGTCGGTCTTGCTGCATCGTGCATACACATAGAGGTTGCGTACTGCATCATCTACATCCACCTCAATACCTGGTATGTCCCACGTCTTGTAGTCGGAGAGTGGTCGATCGGGACGTACCCCTTCGATCCCCATGGTGAGGTGGCGAATGACGCCAGCAGGTACGGATAGCTTCTTATATGTATTCGAGTAGCGGACCACATGCTCCACGCGTCGTGCACTCGTAGCCGACTCCACAAAGAGCCACTGCAAAGAGGGGTCACCCTGGAGCAGACGCAGAACACGTGCCGTAAGTGGGCTGATGCTGTCGTTGAGCTCGGTGCGTATTCTGTGCTCGATATTCACATCGGGTGGCAGGTGCTTCGAAGGTAGTAGTCCCTCGGAGTCGAGCGGAGCAATGCCATTAGGCTCACCCACACGATCACGCAGCTTCTCTACCTCGAGGCGAAGGCTCGCCAGCTCAGCAGAGCCCACTCCGCCACCTGGAACACCTGGGTAAGGGCTTGGATCAGGGCGCAGCTCCGTTACGTCGTTGCGTGGTGCGTCACCCCATCGGAGGCGGTGCTTATCCCACAAGAGCTCCTTGCCGTCGACAATCACATAGTCGCCTTCCACGCCCCCCTGTGGGAAGCGCGAATACACATCAAGCAGCGTAGCGAATACGCCTAAGTTCACAAGCCTTGCTTTCATTATTCCATTAGTGTCTTACTGGTTTCCATTAGGGCCTTGGCCTGCTCTCCATTGCCCAGCGTGAGCGCGGTGAGTGCCCCTGCATAGTAGACCACGGCCTCGCGCAGACGCTCACAGATCGTGAGCTTGCCTTCTCGGATCTTAGGGCGAGGTAGGTAGCGAGCCTTCTCCACCTGGATAGACTCCCCAGCCTCGCAGCTGTATAGCTCCAGCGTCAGACCCTCGGGAGCTTGGATAAGAGCTACCACGGGCTTCTCGGGGCAACCTCGAACGCCTGAGAAGGCACTAAGCTGTAAAGCATATCGTGGGTCGTCTTCATAGATAGGCTCTGTGACGTCCTTTCTCCAGTCGCTCATACGGAAGGTGACAAGACGCAGGAAGTCGGCAGGGAGCGTCATTACGCCACGGCCATAGCCGACGGCACTCTCCCAGCGGATAGTCCCCGAGAAGGGCAGACCCACATCCAGCAGGTGGCGTGGGGCATCGCGGTGGACGATGAGCGCAGCATCCTCCAGCTTACTCTCGATGATCTCCTCGACACTGAGCGTATCGACGTCACCAAGAGAGGAAAGGGTGGCACTGGTGTTGTTCTCGTCCAGTGCCACCCTTACCGCCCGCTTCAATTCTTCGATAGCGTACTCCATGGAGGATTACTCCTTGTCGGTAGCGTCTGAGCCTTCAGCGTCATCAGTGGCAGAGGGTGAGACGTCCGTCCAGTTGATTTTTACACCTACGGACTCAGCTGCTTCTTCGATGGACTTACGTGATCTCATCTTAGAGCGGCCTACACCATAGTCAGTAGCGAGGGCTTCCTTAGCGTCGGACTCATTGGAGAAGGAAAGGACCACACCCTCGCTCTTCTCGGCATGGGCTTCTTCGGTCTTGTCTTCCTTCTCTACTACCTCCGAGCTATCCGTGTAGTAGGGATCTTCCTCGAAGTACGTACCGAAGTAGGGGTGCGCCTCCAGCTCTGCCTGCTCCTCTTCATCGTCAGTTACGTATGCACTGCCACGCTCCATTTGAGGCTCAAAGGCAATGTGACGATAGGACGTAGCGTCTGAGCCGAGGCTAAGGCTAAGGCAAGTGCCTGAGATATATCTTTTATTCATTCGTTCTTCGTTCGTTAATAATAAAGGAGGGGGCAGACACCAAAGGGCCCATGCCCCCGTCCTTTACAGACACATCACAAAAGACAACGGACACTCTAAGGCTTACGCCTTCTTCAGACGAAGGCGAGCGTGAGCCTTTGGATAGCGGAGATACAGGCAGGCGATCTCCTGGATGACGGCTGCGTCGGTATTGCGGATACCTGCTGCCTTCATGTCGAGGATATTACGCTGCCAGGATAGGAAGGTACTCTTGACGAGGAACTCGGGATCGAGTGCGAAACCGCAGTCGCTCATGCCGTTCAAGTCGAAGAGCTCATGATGCAGGATCATGATTTCACCGAAGTCGGTGATCCAAGACTTGAACTGAAGATCCCACGACTCTACCGACTCCTTCAGGCGGAACTTGTCGCTCTTGATCTTTGAGAACGCTGCGAGCATTTCGCTACCGCAGAGAAGGATCTTGCGCTTGTTGCCGACACCTGTACCTACGAAGAGGTCCTTGGAGATATCTACAAGCTGCTCATCGGTGATGTCAGTGCGTCTTGCCGAAGCGACGTACGTACCGACCTCGATATCCTTACCCGCCTGATACCAAATGCCTCCCGTGAACCACGTTGCAGAGCCGTCCTTAGAGGGGTGGGTGATTACGTTCTTCACCCCGAAGAGGTAGGTGTTCTCCTGTGCAAGGCGCATATCGTAGATACCATCTTCTTCAAGGTCCGAGAAGTCCCACTTGACGTTCTTTGCAGACATCTTGTCGATCGTGGACTGCTCGATTTGGATCATGAAGTTTTGGCAGTACTGCTCCTCGAAGGTGGGTACGTTGTTGAAGCGGCCCGTCTGTGCATCAAGCTCAGCACAAGCCTTACCCATGCGGACGAGGCGCGTATTCTGAGCGATCTGTGGAACGAGGATAGGCTGGCCCTTCGCATTCTTTGCGCCATTGACGGCATAGACAACAGGCAGGTTCGTGCTGGGGTCACGACCACAGACGTGGAGGACGAGGTCAGGTGCACTGCCTACGGGGTAAGCGTTACCCTTTTCGTCGAACTGCCCCTTGACACCGACGACGCGGATCGTATCGTCGAGCGTGAACATGCTCCCGTCAGCTACTTCCAGCTTGATGCTGGCGTCGGTGGCCTGCTGTGCGGCCATCAGCTTCGACGTGGTTGTCGAGATAGGGCGCGTGCCTACTGAGGGGTACTTCACCTTCATGCTATCGATCTTGCGAGCTTCGGAGTGTCGGCTGATCTGATCGATAGGGGTGGACATTGGACGGATCTTCGTGATGCGATCGTCAATGGCCTTGGAGTAGTAGTCGGGATCGCCCTCAGCCTCACCCGTGGTGCGGTTGGCGATACCTTCGTTACCCATTTCCTTGCCACCCTGGCCTACGGCTGCACCGCTATCAGTCTTACCTGCATCAGGGAGAGGACCGACGACAGCCATAGCACCACCCCCGAAGATGCCCGCCAAGAGGAGCAGACACAGGTTTGAGATGTTAGTTACTAATTGCTTCTTATTCATCTTGATTTTGGTTAGTTGGTTGATATTACTCTCGCTTAATTCGCTTCATCTTGCCCCTGTCCCAAATGCTCTTGCGGGTTGATACTTCGCCAAGAACACCCAGGTCGGGTGTGGGTCTTTCAGGGGTTGAGCCACCTCCCGAGAGGTTAGCCGTGCCGTCGCCTTCTTCGGGCTTACGGAGCTTCACGTCGATCTTCTCATTGCGCCCTGCCACGCGTCCCGTCTCCTCAGCCTCTGCTACTGCGTTGTCGTAGCCAATAGCCTTGAGGGCCATTTCGATAGTCTCGCGTGTGAACTTACCGCGCACCCCGTCAGTGACAATGTTTTGGAGCAGCTCCATGGACTTGTCAATATCCTCGTCGGGTACGCCTTCATCCTGGAGCTTGCCGATCACGTTGAGAGACTCACTCAGGTTTTCCTCGTACTCCTTCTCGAGCTTCTCGGAGTTAGCGATGCGGTCGAGGAACTTCTGATTAGCCTCTGCGATCTGCTCCTGTTTCTCAGGGTCTCCGATAGCGTCGGTAATCTCCGTTCCGAATGTTTCTACGAGAAGGACTGCGGGATCTTCACCGCCTGCCCAACGCGAGACGAAGCTCGCACTGCGGGGGTCACGGCCAAAGAGGTCTGCGATCTCCTTCTCTCTCCCCTTGTATCCCTCTAACTGGCCCTCGTAGTCGTCGTAGTCGTCGTTTACACGACCAGCGAGGACTTCGTCGTCGTCCATATCGTCGTCGGGGTATTTCTCCTTCAAGCGTGCCTTGAGTCGGTCACGCTTGCTCACCTCGGCAGCGGGGGGATCTGCGGGTGTAAGGTCCTTCTGTTCATCTATTTCCATAAGCCTAATTTTATAGATGAAGCAAATCTATAAAGCACCCGCCCTAATGTTGTGACATATTGCGTATTATATATTGGAATTGAACCCTCTTCTGCGTATCTTTAAGGCATACCAAAATAAAGGAGAGGGATATGCCAGGTAAAAGATCGTGTTACGAGTACAAGCACCGAGTGCTGCGTGAGATACTGACGAAGTACCGAGAGGCTACTTCGATGTGCTTTTACATAAACATGAAGAACGTCGTACAGCATGTGAAGAACAGCGAGTACTCCCGCTTCTTCGTGTCCGAGGATAGGGCGGTGCGTGTCATTCAGAAGATGATACGCTTAGGAGGGGAATGCCCTATCAAGACGCCATCGACGCAGGAGATGTACGAAGAAATATACAAGCGTGTAATGCTACTTCTCAATAGCCCCGAAGATCTATCTCTCGAGGATGCAGTGATACGAGTCGTCAATGCTCCAGCCCCCAAGCTCTATCTCTCCGACCGCAAGACCTACGAGAAGATTAACGAAGCCAAGCACCTATGCAAGACAAGACCAAAACGCTAAGCCTCGCCATCGCTCTACTTACATTCGTCCTCTATTTGCTCCCCATCCCACACGACAGCGTAGGGATATACAACGCGGGTCCATGGTGGGGGCGTTGGACCTACTCGCTTTTTCATGCGTCCATCTTCCACTGGCTGGTAAACTGCTGGTGCTTGCTCTCGCTGGTGTTCTATATGGGCGTAACCGCACGACAGCTACTGACGTCCTATATCATTGCGTCGCTATTCCCCGTGGCCACATTGTACGGGCTCTGTGGTGCGCACATCCTCACCATCCCCACGACAGGGCTCTCAGGAGTATGCTATGCACTGATAGGTATGGTCACTCCCCAGGTGGCACGCAAACGCGAGTGGCTTACCTGGCTTGCCGTTGGCTTTGCCGTTAGCTGCATATTCCCTCTCATCAATCAATTCGTACACCTTTGGGGCTTCATCATGGGCCTCGGTATCGGATACCTCACTCAATGCGCGAAGAAGTAGCACGAATACTACAAGAGAATGAGCGACGGCTCGAAGCTCTCCATGCACCATTTAATCCCATCACGGGGTTAGGGTCACCGCTGGAGCGTTTCGAGCTGCGCCTCTCTGACTTCGGTGCTATGAAGGTGCAATACCTGCCTACCTCGATGAAGGATATACCACTCATCAAGCGTCTATCCAAGGCAGGGAGCATATCCCAATTCCTTGTTGAGAGGTACGGAGAGGAGACGGAAGAGAATAGGAAGGCACTCATTGAGGTGTTCCTCCGACTCAGGGAGAAGCATGATTTTTTCTTTTGGGCTGCGGTCCAGGCGTTCATCAAACGCAAGGGCGGTGGCTCTGACGTGCGTTTCAAGCTCAATCATCCACAGCGTAAGCTCGTCGAGGCTTTCGAGCGTCAGCGTCTTGCTGGTGCTCCTATACGCCTTATCCTGTTGAAGGCGCGTCAGTGGGGTGGCTCTACCGCCACACAGATATATATGGCGTGGCTTCAGCTGGTGCACCAGGTGGGGCTTAACTCCCTTATCGTCGGTCACGTCAAAGCTGCCTCCACAGAAGTGAGCAACATGTTCGAGCGTCTTATCAATGCCTACCCCATAGAGCGGCTATACCCGATAGGGGCATCGTTCAAGCCTAATGAGCCAAAGCTAATCGGCATAGGATCGGAGCGTAACGTCCGACGCATCCCACAGCGTTCGTGCAATATCAAGCTGGGGACAGCAGAAGCCCCCGACAGCGCGCGTGGTGGTGACTACAACTTGGTGCACTGCACTGAGGTGGGGCTATGGAAGACCACCGAGGGGAAGACGCCCGAGCAGATCATCCGATCCGCTTGTTCGGGGGTACTCTACAAGCCGCACACCATGATCGTGTATGAGTCCACCGCTAATGGTACGGGCAACTTCTTCCAGCGTGAGTATGACGCGGCCCGTCGTGGTGACTCGCAATTCAAAGCCCTCTTCGTGGCGTGGTTTGAGATCGAGCAGTACAGCCTTGATATACCCGACCGCGAAGCCTTCGCCACTGAGCTATGGAGGAATAGGAAGGCGGATTATGCTGCGAGCGACCGAGCTGAGCCAGGCAAATATCTGTGGTGGTTATGGGAGCAGGGTGCTACCCTCGAGGCTATACACTGGTACATCCAGGAGCGAAAGAGTAAGAGCGACCACGGGGATATGGCGTCCGAGTTCCCCTCCGACGACATCGAAGCATTCGTACACTCAGGGCAACGTGTATTCGACATGTACCAAGTGGAAGCGTTGAGACCTACGTGTAAGCCCCCTCGCTTCGTGGGTGACGTCGTGGCCAATGGAGCGACGGGCGAGGACGCTATCACGGGCGTGCGCTTTGTTGAAGACCACCAAGGACTATTCACTATTTGGGAGAAGCCCGAGATAGACCCGGGCGAGCGTATCACGAATAGATACCTTGTCGTGGTGGATATTGGGGGGCGCAGTCGTGGGGCTGACTACTCCGTCATCTGTGTGTTCGACCGACTATTCATGATGGACGGAGGTAAGCCCGTAGTTGTGGCTCAGTGGTACGGGCATATCGATATGGACAAACTTGCGTGGAAGTCTGCGCAGATCGCCAAGTACTACGACGATGCCCTCCTGGTCATTGAGAGTAACACCCTCGAGACCAAAGACCCAAACCGCCAAGTGGACGGAGATCATTCGCACTTCATCCTCAATCAGATCAAAGACGTGTACGACAACCTGTATGCACGCCCGCAGTCTGCCGATGAGATACGCGACTCCGTGCCTCGCAAGTATGGCTTCCATACTAATGTGCACACGAAGCCTATCATCATCGACGTACTTATCACCTTCATCCGAGAAGGGCTATACGTCGAGCGTGACGAACGCTGCCTGAATGAATATATCACCTACGAGCGCAAACAGAATGGGGCGTACGGGGCTATCCTCGGAAAGCATGACGACCTTCTGATGACGCGCGCCATTGGCTTGTACATCAGCTCCAATACGAAGGAAATGCCACTGCCGAAGATCATACAGGTAAAGACGGCAGAGCAACGACGGGCCGCCAGCAGGAGGTCAAAGCCCGTTAGCGAAGCCACTATATAGTATTAGCCCCGTGCCCAACCAACGTCGAGCACGGGGCTAATCATTTCACGTCCCTATCTTAGTTTGCCGTGATGGCTCGGTGAGCCATTTCTACGGCAGCTGGATCAGCCATAGCCATAGCCTGCTGCTGCATTTCGGGGCTTATCCCTTCGAGGGCTATGCCCTGCTTCATCTGCTCAGCCTGCGAGTCAAGGCTCTGCAAGAGCTTATCCGCAAACGGGAAGTCACCCACCTCCAATAGCTGGTTGAGCGTGATCTGACCAGCCTTCCATACCTCGAGGAGGAACTCATTAGCCAGCTGTCGATATGCAGGGCTCGAGGAGCTCTCGGCAATAGAGAGGTCGAACTCAATATCACGGATCTTGCGGGGATCATCGGGGAGTAGGCTCGAGTCGTTGCCCGCGATATTCACCACGCGCTTCTCATCGTAGAACTGCTGAATGTTCTTCACATCCTTATATGCCCCCTGGATCGTGAACGCACTAAAGCTGTCCATGAGGTCCACCAGTGAGTTCGTAGCGTTCTGCGTCTGCTGAGCATATAGGCTGGAGCTCATACCAGCAAAGCCTGGCTTACCCTGCAATGCTCCGTGCACCCCTGACACATCTTCGAAGAGCTTGAGCTGGATATTCAGCAGCTCACCGATGCCGATATTCGTGGCGTTGCTTGAGATCTGCTGAGGTAGTACCCCCTGCTTGTTGGGGGTAAAGGCGATCACCCCGTTGAAGCGACTCCACTCTTCCGCGAACTCCTCGATAGACGAATTAGCAGGCACGCTATCCTCGGGGATAAGTAGTACCCCCTTCGCGCTCGAGCGCATTACCCAGTCGTATAGCGTGATGAGGCGGTTGGTATATCGCTGCTGGTCGATGACGTCGGAGACGAAGGAGTGGATCTCCCCGTCGATGAAGGGGTAAGCCTTGAACACATAGGGGTGGCTCTTGTGGTGGTATGGGGTCTCTCCCTCCTTTAGGATATGGCCGAAGGGGCTGAGGTAGTAGAAGTACCAATAATCGTCTACAAACCACGTCGCCTCGATTAGCGGCACGTCCTCCTCGGGGATCCCTTGCTCAGCCGCCATCACCATACGATCTCTATTCACAGCTTCTACCATCTTCCCGTAGTCCTCCGTCTCGATCTTGTACACCTCCCCGTTGTTGGGGTCGTGGCACAAGTATCGCTCCTTCGTCTCCTTGCGCCATACCTCGATGACACGACAGCGACGCGGATCACGGCCTGTGAAGAAGTCGTAAGTACGCGCATCACTATACCCGAAGTCAGGGAAATCCGAAAAGTAACTGCTCACGAAATCCCCGTCACGTGCATAGCGGTAGATCTCACGCAGGCGTTCGCACTCATCACGGCTGCCAGCGAACTCTCGGAAGAGCGTTTGCAGGTCAATATCGTGGATCTCACCAATGATACTCACGTCCCACCCGCGCACGTCCTGCGAATTGGAGTCTAAGAAGAACATACTCGGATTGACAATGCGCGTCCAGCAGTCCAGCCGACCCTCACGCACCCCGTAGCTCTTATGCTGGACCGTTAGCCCGCTGATGACGAACTCCTCCATAGAGCGCGCTCCTATCTCGGTCATGCTATTGAGCTGCATATTGTACTGGAGGATAGTGCTCATCGTCTCTCCGAGTCGCTGCTCCTCTCTGTCTCGTGCCACGCATACGGGCTCTTTCGTCTGCTTGAGGTATGCCCCGAGGACGTTACGCACAAGGCGACGGATGAGGTTGTTCTTCAATGGGACGCTACCTTGCTCCATGATATACTTCTCCTCGGTCATCGTCTTGCCGTCCACATTGACGACGTCCTTCCACTGATCCCCGTAGGTGTACCGCTTGCACCGCTCGCGATCCTTCCTGAAACGTGACATGGCATCCCAGCTACGACGCGCCTCGAGGAGCACGCCCATAGCTCGGTCGTACTCCCCGTGATGCTTGGTAGCTCTAACGGAGTCAATCTTCTTTTGCCCGCCAACCTGGCTCAGCCGACGTAGCTTCTTAGTGTAGGTATTCATTCGCTTCTCTCTTATTTCATTTGGCGCAGCTGGTTCACCAGTGCCTTCTTCTGTTTGTCAATCTCTGCCTGTAACTCCTCTGCCTCCTTGGGGTCGGTAGCCTCCTTCAGAGCCTTCTGCATCGCCTCGATCTCCTTACTGAGGTCATCGAAGAGCAGTGCACGCTCATACGACTTGGTGTTCACCAGCTCGTCGAGCTTCTTAGCGTAGTCCGTGGAGTCGCTCTTGCCCTGCTCGAGATCGCTCTCGTAGGACTTACCCAGGCGCAGGACCTCCTTAGCCTCTTCCTTGAAGTGGTAGTACGTGTTATTGACATTGCGCATATCGTTGCGCTCGTCTGCTCCGTCAAGGAAGCCTGAGAGGATAGGCACGTCACGCATCGAGAACTCACGATCACCGAAGGCGGTCTCGCTGGACTTGATTATCTGATCGGCCGCTGTGTAGAGCCCACCGAGGTAACCCTTGAGCATGTACTCCAGCTTTGCAGGGTTGATGTTTACCCATCCCTGTTTGTAGTCGTCACCACCCGTGAGTGCGTTCAGCTCCTTCGCGAGCCACACATAAGCACCGCCCGTAGCCTTATAGGCCTTGGTCCAGTCGGGCATAGCCTTATTGTAGTCGGTATCCTTCCAAATAGGGCGGCCCATCCAGCTGTGGTTAGTCTGTGCCTCGAAGAAGGGCTTAGCAAGGCTTGGCATGAGTGCGTGGGTAGCCCCCGAGTCGTCCATGAGATCAAGTGGCATCACCTGAGAGATCTGACCAGCAATAGTCTGAGCCAGCTCCATGGGCGTTTTATCTTCCTTCCCCGATGAGTAGCTCATGCCGAGCTCTCCGATGCCGAAGATAGCGCGGGCTTCCTGGGGGAGGGGGATCTTCACAAGCACGTCTCCTACAAAGAAACAGATATTATTACGTCTTACATAGTCGGGTAAGTTCCAGTATCTGTCATCATCGTCTCCTCCAGTGAGTGCTGGTAGCATCGTCTGAAGAATACCGAGAGCGAGGAAGGTGGCGAGGTATGCCGTCCCCTTCTTGGGGTTTCTCTTCACAGCGCGTGCGATGTTCACAGACCCCTGGATAGCAACATTCCAAAAGAGGTATAAGCTACGCCCCGTACCTGAAAGGAGTGCCGCGGCATTACCCACCCTGCTTTGCGTTGTCGCATCATAGAAGGTAGAGCCCGCTCCCTTCTTGTTGAAGTTCACGGTCATCTCCTTTGCGTCGTAGATAGAGCGGTCGATAGTGCGGCCCATCTGTCTACTCGTCAGGAACGCAGCGAAGCGAGATAGATCTTCGATACCTCGGTTGGCAAACTCCATAGTATCACCCAGCAATCGGAACGCCTGCTTGGGGCTAATACGTCCTCCTGACTCCTTCATCATACGCTCGATCTCCTTCTTATGGCGGTCCATACTACGGAGCTGCGAGTAGCCCGTCTCTCCACCATTCTCCATGAAGAGCTTAAACGCGCGGTGCGTCTCGTTGGACATATCCAGCTTGTCGTGCTCATAGAGGTGGACAAGCCTGTGCATCTGCCCTGCGAGCTTGGCTACGTTGGCATGGTAGGTCATTGCGTAGGTGGGTGACTCCTTGACCCACGCAATAGTATTAGCGTATATAATATCTCGGATGAAGTTCTTCACCACGAAGTTCGGGCTGAGCGACGTATAGAAGCCTGCGAGCTTTCTATTCACGGCTGCCCCAGCTCTGAACAGCGCACCGATGTGCCCCTTGGCTTCCCCGTCGGGGTTGGTCTGACCATTCACCGCCATTGCCACACGTGGATCGCCATTGACGATGATAACCACGTCACGGCCTCCTCGCTTGACAATGATTTGGTGCTGCATCTGCTCACCCAGGCTGACGACGCGATAAGGGATAGAGGGCTGCTCGCTTGCCAGCTTGAAGTTCTTCGGGTCTTTTCTCTTGTTCTCCTGCATCATCTCCTCGAACTCCTGCGTCTTGCGGATAACCTCCTCGCTCGTGTCGTTGGGGTCGAACTCAGGTAGTACAGCTTCCCATGCCTTGGTCACCTCGTTCCACTTCACCCACAGCTTCTGCACGCTGAATAGGTCGCTGGGGTTGTTCTCTACGAAGTTCAGGAACTTCTGACGCACCAGCTTATTGCGGTTGCTCTGCAGGATAGCCGACTCCATCATACTTGCGATGTGTGCGAGCGGGTCCTCTGCCTTGCTGCTACGGCCCTTAGCTTTCTTCAGCGTTGGAGAGAAGGCGCGGTCGCGGTCACCGAGGTAGCTATACGCCTCGTCGCTGGTCGTCTCATCGAAGCCTCGCAGAGGGATGTAGTACCCGTACATGTTGCGTACGTGCTCCAGTGTCTCTCTGCTCATAAGCCCTCCTTCGTACTGCTTTGACAGCGGTGCGTCGGTAGCCTTGTTCGTGAGATCCCATAGGTCGGTGACGTCGTTCTCCTGCTCGAACTTCATAACCTCTTCGATAGCCTCCTCTTCGAGCGTCTGAATATCTACGTCGGGGCGATCAAGCAAGCCTGTAAGGCCTGCATAGTCTCGCTCGCGGTACTCAGCATAGCTCGGTGCGTAGCGTGCGCGGATCTCGTCGTCGGTCTTATGCCATACGTCAGCGGTAATACGCCCTTCGCGGTAGTCGGCTTCGTTTCTTAGGCGGTCCGTATCATTGAGGTACGCATCCCACAGACTGCTTGCCGTGAGCTCCTCGCCCTCACCACTTCCCTTGACTGCCTTGTTGTGTGCATCGACGTCAGCCTCTACGGCCTTTTGGAAAGCCATGACGCGGTTGCGTTCAATCCCGTGCTTAGCCATCATGTAATCCGTGACGTATGAGTGGTGAGCCTTCTTGGCAAGACGGCTTACCTCTTCCACCAGGGGCTCGAGTGCCATGCGGCTGTATGCAGCGGCCTCTGCTTGGTTTACGCTCGAGACTCTGTTCTCACCCATGTAGGCATTTTGATAGCCCTCGATCTCCTCGATGTACTTAGCATCACCCTTGGCATGCATGATCATTTCCATGACCTTCTTGAGCGAGAGCATGCTATCTTGGAGAGCCTCCTGCGTCTGATAGCTCGACTTCTTGATAAGCGCATCATAGGTGGCGGCAACCTTTACGGGGGCAGCTGACTCACCCTGGCGGAAGCGGACCTCTTCGTAGTTGCCTACGCCAAGCTTCTCCTGCATAGCTATATCCTTAGCCTGTCCCATAAGGCCATCCCCCTTCTTCATCTGATACGTGCGCCAAAGCATATAGCGGAGTTCGCGGTCGCTGATGTTCCAGCCTAACGCGAGCTTCACTCGGCTGAGGAGATTGTAGAAGGCGTTGCGTACAACGTTCCACAGGTCGCGTGCTTCGAGATCCTTGAAGCCCTGCTCGGCAAGCTCTGCGATATACTCCTCGGTGGCAAGGCGGGTGTTCCACCCGTATCTCTTGCTTCGCTCGACAATATCATTTCGCACGGCTTCGTTAGCACCTTCGAACACCTCGTCAAGGAACTTGCCGAACTGGTCCTTACCGACAAGCTCCTGCAAGCCCTTGTGCCCTACGACCTCATGGAGGATAGTAGCTTCGACGTCGTCTGCGCTCTCTGCATTAGGTAGCACCACTACCACCTGCCCCGTCTTAGGATCATACCAACCCTTAGCACCGCGCATTCTGCTTGTCTCGCTTTCATTTCGCCCTTCGATCTCTGCCGTATCGTGGATGACGCGCACGTCCTCTCCGAGGGCTTCTGCCATGCTGGTGGCCACCTCTTCGAGATCCTGCATGTCATACTCCTCCTGCTCTACTGCATTGTGGGAGTTGTATCGGATATCATCATTCATCCCGTCAAACGAGCCAGTATTCTCTGTGGCACTCTTGATGTTATTGGGTTCAAATGCCAGATATACGACGTTGCTTTCCCCTTGAACAATCACACCATCATACCCGTTATCTTCTGCATATAACACCCGAGTATTGTTATCGATATAGTAAGTAGCATCCTCTCCTGTAGACACCTCATACGGGTCTCTAAGGTTTAGAAATGTGCTATATACTTGAGGTGCATCACCATCACGCTCGTATCCGTCGTTGGTTGTCTTTTCCGTGTAATATTTAGCCTCCTCAATGTCATCTGTAAAAAAGAAACCGAGGCGTGAAACGTCTATATCAGGATTATTCTTCCCTGCAAAGTTCTTGCTGAAGTAGGTCAAGCTGTTTCTGCTGCCATGATACACCACCATCGGCTCCCCGTTCTCATCTACTACCTTAGACGCATTTGTTGGGTCGTTCTCCCAGTCTCCGAACCACTCCTTGAACTCAGGCGTACGGACTTGTAGCCATTGCTTCTCTGCAAGATTGGAGGGTCTCCCATTGGGGGCTTTCATGAAGATCCCATCCGCCTTTGCCTGATCCTTGATAGCTTGAAGCTCAGGGGATAGGCGGCTGCTTCGGTAGCGCACTTCCTCGTCGTTAGCCTCCTCGGTATCTTCCTCCGCGTTGCTCACGTTGTTGGCTGCGCTCACCTGGGCGTCCATCTCTGCGTACTTCGCTTCCTTCTCCTCGAGCTCCTTCTGCATAAGCTCTTCGTAGTTGGCCACATCTTCGCGCGCCTTATCGAGGGCCTCTTCATGTTCGAAGGGCTTGCCCGCACGTGCTTCCATTTGCGCCAGCTCCTTCTCCTTTCGTGTATAGGTCTCTTGCGCATTGGCGGCAAGGTTGCGTACACGCTCTCCCGTGATGACGGACTCCGTAATATCCTTTATGGCGTTGGCAATACGCATGCCTGGTACGGGTGTGTTCTCGATGCCCAGCTTTTCAGATGAGTAGGTCATCACACGTCTCGACACGGCCGTCAGCTTGCTGTCCTTCTGCTCCATGTGCTTCTCGATCTTGGTGTTTACCACGAAGTCTACACCATTGACCGACAAGGTGAGCGAGCGTTGCACGCTGGTATTGCCGAAGCCTTCCTTAACCTCGGCTTCTGCTTCGGAGATCGTCTTGTTGTAGTCCTTGATGAACTCCTTCATCTCGTCCACAGATCCGAAGGACTGCTTACCTACTACAATCTTATCGACCTTACCACCTGGGAATAGCTCGTCAAGAGCGGACAGGGTGTTCTCCGCCTTCTTCTCGATCACGCGAAGCCCTGCGATCTCCTGCTTCGTCTCGGGGATAGCCTTACTTAGATAACGCTGGTCCGCTTCCCACTGCTTCCGCTTCGTCTCGAGCTTGCGCAGTTCCTTCTCGGCTTGGTTTTTCAGAAGGGCATACTCACTCCCCGAGAGGTTGGCTACCATGTCCCCGAAGTTGTCGCCCTCTTCTTCGATGCTTCGATGCTCGAGAGCGTTCTCCATATATTCAGCCCCGTGCATGATGCTATCCGCAATAGCCCCCTTAGTCTTGAGACGCTGGTAGGCTGTCACGTCAAGGCTATCTTCCACGCCAAAGCGTAGGATGCGAACGGGCTTACCCATTTCCTTGTGCAGGTTGCCCTGGCGAAGAATACGGCCATTGCGCTGGGTGTAGTCCATTGGGCGGTTAGGTGCGTCCACATGGATAAGCGTGTGCAGTCGCTCCTGGATATTCACGCCAGTACCCAGCGTGAATGATGAGCCGAGCACGACGCGTACCTCACCGCTATTGACCTTGTCGAAGAGTGCCTTCTTTCTCTTAGCGTCCATGCCGGGCTTCATGATGACTACCTGCTCCTCGGGAACGCCTGCCTCGATTAGCTTCTTGCGAATATCCTCGTACAGGTTGAAGCCCGACTCCTTGTTATTGTAGATGTCGGAGAAGATGGCGACAGTACCCTTATACTCCTTGGTCTCTTCCAGGCTTTGCAGAGTCTGGCGTACGGCCTCGTTGGTCTTGCTCATAGGCTCGTCGGGCGCGTCGTTGATGACAAGGCGTGGGTCTACGGCAGCTGCCTTCGCGATCCCATACATGGTTAGGGGGATATGCGAGTTCTCCTTCTTCTCAGCTCCCGACATCTTGTCGAAGTCTGCAAGCCGTTCCTTAACAAAGAGCATCACCGAGCGTAGTCCTGGTGTCTGAGGCAGGAATATATCCGTTGCTTTAGTACCTTCCAGCGCGGGGATCTTCTCCAGTACCTCGGGAGAGTTGCTGGTGAGTACCGTGTCGGATACCTGTGACCAAATACGCACCAGCTCGCTAAGCCCGTCGTACCCTACGAAACGCTTGTTAGCCTTAAATCTCCCGTCCGTGGAGAACTCCAGCTGCGTCTGCACTCGCCCGTAGTTACGCACGAAGTCGTCGAAGTTGGAAATGTTGTAGGCCTCCATATCCTCGCGTGGCATGAGATAGCGCATGAAGGTCCATATCTCGGCAGCCGTGTTGCTGATAGGCGTGCCAGTAGCGAACAGGATATTTCGCCCGCCCGTCTTCTCCATTACGCTTTGGATCTTGAGATATAGGCCCTGGCTCTTGTTTGAGTACGAAGGGTCGATACCCTTGATGTCTCGCCCCATGGCGGTCTCAAATCCCAGGTGCTTATACTCGTGGGCCTCGTCGATGAGAAGGGCGTCGATGCCGAGATCGTCGAACTCATAGACACCCTCGTCCACCTTGCGGTCCAGCATCTGCTGAGCCTTGGCCTCTGCGTTCATACGCGACTTAGCTTCGGCCTTCGCGTCAATGGCAGGGCGTGACGACTTAGCGACCTCCTTCTCGAGATCCTGGAGCTCTCTCACCTTAGCACGATACACTGCACTGCGGGCTGCGTCCTTGTCCTCCTTCATCGCTTCGATCACCTCGCGCTTCTCGCGGATCTTCTCTTCGATATAGGTACGCTTACGCTCCTCGCTGTCGGGGATCTTGTCGAAGGTAGACTGAGGGATGATAATCATATCCCAGTCGTTGTACATGACGTTTGCATAGAAACGCTTGCGCCCTTCGGGGCCCTTGTCAGCATCGGAGAGTGTGAGGATCTTAGCCTGTGGGTATAGGAGCTTCGCGCTATTGACGAACTGCCCTACGGTCGCATTCTGTACGACGATCATAGGCTTCTTAGCTGTGCCGAGACGTCGCATCTCCATAGCAGCTGAGATCATCGTGAAGGTCTTACCCGTACCTACCTCGTGAGCGAGGAGCACGGGCTGCGTCGTTGCACGGATAGCCGCCTTAGCCTGGTGAGGTCGTAGCGTGATCTTGTTTGATGCGCCTTCGAAGTGCGTGGGGACAAAGTCGTCGGGCATAGTCATGGGGATGTAGTTATTCATCTCCATGTTGTACTTAGTCGTCAACTGCTCTGCGAGCTTGTCATCCTCCTGCACCTTAGCCTGCATCCAGTCTACGAAGTCCTGGCGGAGCTCGTCGGCCTTGTCGGATACGGCAGCCGTGGCGGCCTTGTCGGTGGTCGTCTTGGTTGTGCGGTCCTTTCCATACCCGAAGCTCTCCGTCTTAGATACGATCTTAGTCTTGAGGTTGATGGCCACGTCCATAAGCTCAGTGCCGAGGATGTACTCATGACGAAGCTCTGAGTACACACCGAGGGCCTTATTAGCTTCGGTGTAGTCGTCGCTCTTGGTTGTCATCACCCAGCCCCCGCCATGCTTGGAGAGAGATACGCGGACTCCTGTGCGCTCCTGAACGAACTCCTCGAACACCTTTGCGGGTATCCACGAAGCACCGAAGGAGTAGGGGAGGAGGTGCGCTGGAATATCCTGTGGCATCACCTCACGAAGGGCGGAGATGTTAGCGTCGTACTTGCCGCCTTCATTGTTGGCTTCTGCGGCTGCGAGCTTCTCACGCACGTTACCACTGAGGTAAGCATAGCGAGACTCCACAACGCCCGTACTTGGGTTTTCAAACGCAAGACCCGTAGCGAGTGCCGCCTTCTTTGCTTCCTCCTCGCTGATGGATAGAGCATCGGAGAGGTATTGCAGATCGACACGCCCGAAGCTAAGGATGCTCGCCTTGACCGCCTGTGTTGGGTCTGCTGGCTTCTCTTGCGTCTTTGGGTCAATGATGCGGCTGCTGAAGATGTCGGTCTTCCCGTAGATCTTCGTCTTGCTGCCGTCGACGTTTGCCTTCTCCTCGAACTTCTCGATAGCTTGGACGCTTGGCCAATCAATGTCATTGCTAAGGAAGGAGATCGCTACATTCTTGTTGAGGTTGCCGTAGCGTTCGACGAAGGTATCGTAAGCGGTATTTAGAGCCTGCTGCAATTCCTTGAGCTTATCCGTAGAGTCTTCCGATGCCTGGAGCTGGTAGTCGATAAGCTCGTTCAGTGCCTTCTTGATGGCGCGGTAGTCCTCTACCACCTGGGCCTTTGTGTACTTACTGCGCACCTTCTTCCCGTCATTGGCGAAGCTCTCGGCAATGGTAGTACCCTTGTTGGTGGAAACGATAGCAACAGATCCGTCCTTCTGCACAAAGACCTCACCGATCTTATATTCGCTTAGGTCCTTGCCCGATGTGACGCCCGTACGAGCACCTTCATTCGGATCGACTTTAGCCATGTCGATCTTCTTCATGCTGCGCACCCATGCAGTGAGCAGCTTGTCTTGGTCGATGTTCGGTGTTGGATATAGCCCTGCGCTGGTAGCTCGGTAGGTTGCACCATTCTCAAATGCCAGCTTCATCTCACCGCCCATGTTCTCGGGGTGTTGTACGAAGTAGTCGTTATACGATAGTGCGACCTCTCTTGTCGTGGCACGTTCTCCCGAGTAGTCTGTGTACTTCCCCGTACGTACTGGCGTCGTCTCAGTGATGTTGATAGCATCAGCGAGCTTTTCGCCATTCTCTCCTCGCTTGCGAACAATGATGATGTCAGACGTGACACTTGCACCGATGAACGTTTCGTTGTTCAGGCGGAACGCACCGACGACGTCGGAGTTACCCCCGTCCTTATCCGTGAGCCATAAGCGCAGATCCCTGCTCTTGTCAAGCGTACCGCTCGAGGTGATGAATACCCCGAGACCGTTTGGTGCAAGCGTGCGTACATTCTTGGCTATACAGAAGTCGTGAATGTTCTTACCGAACTTACGTGACAGGTCGGAGAAGCCCGTATCATCGTGGACCTTGAGGCCCGTGACAAATGGCACGTTAGTAATAGCAAGGCTTACAGATCCTGGGGCTACCTTGGTATTTTGGAAGCCCTTGATATGTACGTCTGCGTCGGGGTATAGAAGTGAAAGGATGCCGCCCGTGATGCCGTCGATCTCTACCGCCTGGATATTGCTCACGTCGCTAATACCCTTTGGCATGCGCGCAAGCATAGAGCCGATACCCGCAGAGCCCTCGAGGATGTTGCCACCCTTAAAGCCCAGCGCGGACACAGCGTCCCAAATTTGATCGATAATCTTTGCGGGGGTGTAGTAAGCCGTCAGTCGGCTCTCATTCGCTTCGCGTAGTTCATCCTCCGTGAGGAGCATTCGTAGAGTGGCGTAAGGTGCGCTGTACTCGTTAAAGGCTGCGCCTAATCCACCCCAACCAGTCCACTGAGCAAGGATAGCCTTCTCGGCTTGCGTTGCTTCGCGGCCCTCGTTGAGTATCTCCTTCGAGAGTTTAATCGCATCGATGTTAGCCTTGATGCGTGCGGCCTCTGACTTAGGTGAGTTGTCCTCGCCCTTCTTCTCACGCCAGTTGCGCGTGTTGCGCTTAGCGGGCTTGTCGCCCTTGGGAGCTTCTACTGATTGATCAAGCTGTTCAGGTACTCCTCCGCCTCGCTGGTCGTCAGTGAGAGTATCTTCGACACTACGTCGATCCACTCGCTTCTGCTTAGGCTGCTTAGCTTGACTTTCTGCTGGCGTTCCCAGCGGTTCATCAGGTCGATGTTCCTCCCCTGCTTCTCGCTCTCCAGTGCTGGTGCGAGCTGGTACGTGTACTTCTTCTGTTCCATTGTTCTCTGCTTCCTTTGTTTCTGAGAGCTGTTGCTCCTTCACTTCGGCCATTTGCGCCTGCGCTTCCTGTTCCTTGGCTACGTGGCGCGCCTGCTCGATAAGCTCGGGGCTTTCTTCCTTCCCAAAGTTAGCAATATCAAAACCATTGACAGCATCATAGCTATCCATTTCAGCGGATAGCCCTGACTCTACCAGCTCAGGCATGTCACGTGCTCCGTTGTAGAAGGCCTTAATATATGGGCGGACCTCTTCCCCGAGATCATTGATAAGCGTCTCTGCAAAGCGGCTGAACTTACTAAGCCCTCGGTCGATGTAGCCCACTGCGAGCTCCAGCCCGATAGCCAGCACCTCGGGATCTACACCTGCATTGAGCTGCCCGCGTAGCTTCTTCTTCATGCGGGCCTTGAGCTCTTGCATGCGCTCGTCGGAGACAAGGCCGAACCGCCCTTCATTCTTGACGCGGGCCTCTTCCTTCTCTTCCTTCTCCTGCTGCTCTGCGACCTCGTTAGTATGCTCCACGGCCTGCATCATGCGACGCTGCGAAAGAAGCCTAAAGGCTCTTGACGATGTGTTCCCGTTGGACACATACCACCCTCGCCCGTGTGAGATAGCCTCGATGAGGTCGTCGGGCACATTGGGATTGCTTAGGATATGATCATCTGCGGAATAGCTATCTATGCGGCTTCGAGATTGCAGGACACCTCTGATACGCCATAAGGTATCTCCGCCTGTATCCTCATTGTCGATCAATGTGAGCAGCTCCTCGTCGCTCATGTCCTCGGGCTCAGCTTCGCTCGTCTCCTCCTTGATCTGCAGTTCGCTGATTGGCACTTTCTGCATGTTGTCAAGAAGAGCGTGCGTATCGTCGAAGGTTGATAGGATAGCATGCTCCTCTCCATTGTGGTACACGTTGGTTACCCCAGCGTCGATATCCTCAATGGTCACGGGGCGCATGCCGTTAGTAGCATCGGCTTCTACCTCTTCCTCCTCGATGTGGTCGGATAGTCTCGCTTCGCCCGTGGCGTGTAGAGCTCCCATAAGCCCCTCTAAGCTAACCTTGCGTGGCTGAGGCAGAGGCTTGGACTCTTCTTCCTTAGGGGTGGACTCGGGTGTTGTTTTTTCGTTACCTTCGTCGGTAGATAATGACTCCTGAGTATCGGAATATTGACGGGGATTAGTCCCGTCCAGAAGTGTCCGCTGCTCGGGAGTTATTTCACTCGCGCTTCCCTCAGCTGTCTCCTTTTCGCTATCTTTGTCTACTGAAAGAGTGCGGCTTTGGTTTGAAGCGCTGCCCCCAGTCATTCCGCCTTGCGTGGCTGATGGGGTGGGAACATTTGCAGAGGCGGTCTCTGTAGTAGGAGCCATATTATTCGCGCCCTCCTCCCAAAGCAACGCTCTTTCTTTTAAGTCCTTAACCTTTTCATAGCCTGAGGAAGATACTCCAAGATACCCCCCACTCTTCGTTGGAAGAACTAAAGTAACGGCTCTCTTCCCTGTACGACTACGCCCCTTTTCTATAGAGAAAACATAAGTATTAGGTTTGTTCCCTTCTCGTACATGGTCAAAGTGCCGCATAATATCAACGACAAAAGCTACAGCTTCCTCTTGTGTTGATATACCTAATTCTTTTCCATGGCGATCAAGAATATGCTGAGCCATTGACTCCGTCATCCTCAGAGGCATAGGCTTGAGGCCAATAGCTTCAAACACATTGTCCGAAATCTTGACTAAGTCGATGCTCCCCTCACTATTCTCAAAGAAGTTTCCTCCTCGCTTAGCTGCAATAGCAGACAGACGATAACCCTCCCCAGGCGCATCACTCGCCTGGGTGTCCCCCTCTTCGGGGGCTACTTCTTCTGTTTCGGTGGTTACTCCTTCCCCTTCTTGAGGATCGCTTGCAGCTCCTCCTCTACGCTCGGGCGTCCCTGCTCGGCTCTGATCTTGTTCATTGCCGCCAGGTGTTCCTTGTCCTTCTTGTTCCCCGCCATTGCTCCCTTGACTGTTGCCGCCAGTAGAGCTGCTTCCAATACTTCCATCTTCTTCGGTCTTGTTGTCGTACTTAATACTGAATACTTCGCTCACAGCCTCGGCAAGCGTCTTAGGATTTACCTCGCCTTCCCCGAAGAGCGTATCCTCGGAGACGGCCTGCACTGCATCGTACACCGCATTGAGCTTTGCGATGAGCTCCTTCTGTGTGTAGAACTTATAACGGAGAGCAAGCTGCACAGCAAAGTTACTATACTGCTCGGAGTTCACCTCACCCGTGATGAGGTCGCCTGAGAAGCGCATCCACGTTTCGATAGCGTGCTCTGCATCTTCGAAGGTCTTAGCCTCAGCGAATGGCGCATACCCCATAAGAGCATTGTATGCACTTACCGACGATTGTAGTTCATCGAGGAAGTGCGCATCTGCGGGGCTCTGCTGGTCGCGATATGAAACACGGAGTAGTGCCTGCTGGGTGCGCTTTGGGAGGTTGTAGAACTCTGCTTCCAGGCTGTTGTGCGCACCTTCAAAGAAGGAGCGGTACAAAGCATTGCGGAGGTCCTCCTTAGCTTCTGCCGTGATCTCACCCTTAGCCCCGAAGGCACTACGGAATTGCGTGTCTGAGATGAAGCCCTGGCGATTGAGCCAGCTCAGCGTCTCAGCTGCATTGCGTGTGATGGACTCGGCAAGGCTGAGGTCGTCGTCGCTTGTCCCCAGTAGGAAGCGAATGAAGGTATCACGCTTCTCCCCGATCTTAGCATAGAGCGTCTGTGGGTTGATGCGTTCGACGCCACCGCTCTCGATGTCGGCCTGTCGGTACTGCCCCAGCTCGATAGCTCGCTCGTCGCTGACGTCGGCAAGGTGCACCAGCACGGGGGACTTCATCCCCTCGATAGCTTCGGGGTCAATACCGAGGTCCTCTGCATTATCGATGAGGTACTGCTTGTACTTCGCTCCGCTCGTATCACGGAACGACTCCCACACGGCACGCAGTGCGTCGGCACGGCTATTGCCCTGGATCACCTCACCACGTGCGTTGATGGTAGGAGCACCCGTGTAAGCCGTGGCACTCGTCGTGATCTCTTCGGGATTGATGTTAGCTGCGATACGTACTGCCGCCTGCTCGCTGACAACGTCGCTTCTATCCTTTGGCTGTGCCTCGGGGATGAAGTGCAGCTGATTTTGATAGCCTCTGATGTGGCTTGGTTGCAGGCTCTCCGCTTCGATGATAGCGTAGCGAGCCTGCTGTGTGTCGTTCGTTGCGAACTTCACGTCAGACTCCTTGCCGATGAGCGCGTCGGAGAGTTCCCCCTGACGCTCTACTCGCAAGCCTTCTACCTTAATGTACCCGCGTGCGCGTGCGTCGGCTGGATTGTCCTTACCCCATTCGGGTGCGGTGTCCTCGGATGCGGGGATAGCTTCTTCCTCCTGCTCCTGCTCCGCCTCGGGCTCTTGCTCCTCGGTAGTCTCTTCCTCTGCGGGGGCTTGCTCGGTCGTAGGCTCTTCGCTCTCCTGCTCCGTCTGCTCTGCGACGGGCTCGGCTACCTCTGCCACTTCCTCCTGCACCTGCTCGGCTGCGATTTCAGCGACGGCCTGCCAATGTGCGAGTGAGGTCTCTGCGGCTTCAATACCAGCAGCTACTTCTTCGCGCGCCTGGATCTTACCCTCGATAGTGTCGGCACTTCGTGGCTTGGCCTTCTTGGCCTTGGCAAGTGCCTTCTCCTTGTCGGCAATGGTGCTCTCGATAACTTCGAGAGCGAGGACTACGTCGCCATTGGTTGCACGCAACACCGCTTCGTATGCTTCCTCGGGTGAGAGGCTCTCATCATTTGGGTCTGCTGGTGCTTCGTCGCCATCCGCCTCATCATGGGCTGGTGCGGGTGCGGGCCCATCATCCTCTGCTGGAGCTTCCTCATCTACGGGTTGCACCTGAGCTAACGCTGGTGCTGCTGGAGTTGCTGGAGCTTCGACTGCTCCTGCACTGGTATTGGTCTCAGGACTGAGACGTGTCCCTACTACCACCCCGTCGAGGTAGTCCTTAGTGAAGAGGTGCACCTTCTTCCCATCGAAGGGCTCATTAAAGTACACCTCGATATTCCCGTCGGCATCCTCCTCATTGGTGACGTAGGCCGTGACCTCCTCACCTTCGGGGGTGCGAATGGTCAGCTCATCATTGAGCGCATAGCGTGGGAGGCCTGCCTGTTCGCGTTCCTCTCTCTCCTCAGCCTTGGCCTGCTGTACCTGGGCTGCGTGCTCATTCTCGATCTGTCGAGCGCGTGTGTTGTCCGCCATGCTCTGCAGTTCGTCGGTCGTCATCTTGTGGGGTACGCCCGAGTAGTCCACATCGAGTGTGCCGTCTTGGCCTACCTGTTTGATAGCGATCTGCTGGGGGTTGCCATCAGCATCGAGGAGGTTATATACTGCTCCCGCCTGTGGGGTGATAGTCCCGTTGATAGCGTCGGCCGCTTCCTTCTCACGTCGTTCATATACGGCATTGACCGCTTCGCTCACCGCGTCGTCTGCACTCGTGGGTTGCTCGGCACTGATAATGTCGTCGATGCTGGCGAAGCGCACGACGCCCGTCTCGTTGTCACGCACGATGAAGTCCTTACTGGACTTGTCGGTATCGATACGTCCCTCCTCATCCATGACAAGGTCGCCATCCTTGATATGCACTTCGACGTTCTGCCCTTCCGTCCCACGGAGTGTAGCCCGACGGAGCGTTCCGTCCTTGTGCTGCTGTGAGCGCACTGCCTGCTCGGCTTGTGCAGCCTCAGCCTGTATGCCCTGTGAGACACTCCCGATCATCCCCTCGTAAGTAGCACGCGCATTGAGGTAGTCCACGTAGGACTGCACTGCCTGCTCGTTGTGTTCCTCTCGTAGCTGTGCCACCTGGTCGAGCGTCAGCTGGTCGGGTGCTCCCATTTCATCGAGGGCATTAGCATCTACACCGAGACGCTCTGCCGCCTTCTGCTGTGCGAACTCATACCAGCTGCGTGCGTGGCTCATTTCCTCCGCCTCGGTCATCCCTGCTCCCTTGTCGTAGGAGTCTGCCAGCTCGTTCTGCAATGGGTCTGCCTTGGTGTCCTCGCTCTGCTTGCGTCGGTACTCGCTCATCCCCTTGTAGGTCTGCACTGACTTAGTGTAGTCGAGGATAGCGCGACGCTGCTCTGCGTTAAAGTTAGGGTTAGTGAGTGCGGACTTCACAGCGTCTACCTGCTCCTTGCCATCCTGGAGCAGGATCTGTCTGCGCACGTCGTCCCACGCCTTGCGCTGCTCATCCGTGGTGAGCGTACTCCACACTGCGCCCTCGCTCTGCCCGATCTGATAGCGGGCCATGCCACGTGCACCACCGCCAGCAAAGTAGCCTGCGGTCTGTGCGGCACTGATCACGCCACCCGTAAGTGACACCCCGAGGAAGGTGTCGATATTATCGTCCAGGTTGAAGAAGCCCTTGCCCTTGTCGGTGGATAGGTCCTTATCCCCGATAAGCACGGATGCCAGGTCGCTGATCTTTTCTTCTGCGAACTCCAGCACCTTACCATTATAGTGCGCCTTCTTCTCGAGTGCCGTTATAGTGCGGCCGAACTCCGACGCGCTGATGTTGTCGATGAGCTCACGTGCTGCCTTTGTTCCCCATCGTCCAGCATCCAGGATCTTAGCCCCAGCCTTCCCCATGCGAGAAGCGATTGCCTTACCAGCGGCCTTTGCTCCAGCTCCGACGCCCTTGGCAACGCCTGCCGCGATAGGTGCTAAGGCTTCGCCCGAGTATTCGCTGAAGTTTTCCATGAAGCGCATGAAGAACGCCTTACCCGTTGCCGTGAGTGCATCGTCACCTTCTTCGTGACCGCTATACTGAGCTCGCAATTCTCCCGTTTCAGGGTCTGCCTTGTAGTCGAACTTTAGGTCTCCAGTATTGCGGCTTACTGCATCTGCTGCCACGTGCGCAGTCCCACTCGTTGCGGTCAGAGCTGCAGATGATACCGCTGCACTCGTCAGTCCTCCCACACCATACTTCACGGCTGCCTTTACGGCCTTATTCCGTAGAGCCTTGCCTGCTACGTTAAGTCCGAACTTACGGACAGCATAGCGCATGAGCTTTGCTCCGATAGCATTCCCCGATGTAGATACGGGGTTAGTGGCCATTTCGAGCATGAAGGGAATGGAGTATGCCGAAACGCTACCAGCGGTATATCCACGCCCAACCTGGCTGTTGAAGTATGCCTCGACAGCCATCTTCGTAACCATGGATTGCAGGAGCTTATCTTCGGCTGGAGTTAGCTTCTCTCCGAGGTCCGCTTTGTTTACGGCAGCCTTGATAGAGGCCGCCTCACCAGCATCACCGATACCCATATCCCAGGTGCGAGCATCAAAGAGCTTCTGCGCGAAGCCACGGGCTGCTCCTCCTGCAAAGCTACTTTCAAGCCACTTGGAGAATGTCCCCTCCTGCGCGTTATGGTCAGCTTCCGCGATGTAGTTCTTAGCGTCTTGGATATTGTGCTTTGCGAGCCTGAGCATATAGATCTCAGGGTCGCTCTCCACAGCAAGTGGGTTAGCGTGCATACCCATTGTGGCGGCTCCTCCACCCATTGAAGCACCAGCAGTGGCAAGACCAAACCGCATGAGGTTACGCGTGTCCTTCGCCTTGGCTGCAGCCTTATCTGTGAAGCTATCGTAAGCCGTCTTTAGATCCGCATCGATTTCCTGCTCGAGATCGCGCACCTGTTCTCGGTGGACTTTATCCATATCTACGTCAGGTGTGTAGATGACATTAGCCTCCTTCAAAGCCTGACGCAGCTTGGGATCTTTTACCGCGTCTATGTTGCCAGCATTGTATCCGTCTACCTCCTCCTTGCTCAGCTCGGTTGGTCGAATAGCCTTACCCGTCGTCACGTCCAAGAGAGCCTTTGGAGCGGTCACCCCGCCATTGTTGGGGTCGAAGTCAGGGACAAGATCGGGCTGTACCACGTTGACGACGTTGCCATTCTCATCTTGTGCTACGTCTCGTGTGGTCTTGAGCAGGGGTACGCTTGGGTCGTTCACCTCCTGCACAGGGCGCATCTTCTTGTCAAGACGCGGGAAGCCCAGGCGCGCCTTAGGTGCGTGCGAGGGCTTCTTGGGATTTGCGGAGAGGTCAAAGCCAAAGGGAGTAGCGGGCGCATCAGGCTTGCCCGTTGGTGCGAGCTGATCCTTTGGTCTCAGTGGCGTAGGCACTCCAGCTGGGGTGGGCTTTACCCATCCCATGTTTGCCTTAAAGGTGTCGAAGTCGGGAAGCTCGTACCCTCCATCAGAGGCTATCGCATCATATACCGTGCGCAGGTTCTTCTCCTTGCGCATATACTTTGTGAACTGGTCGATGTTGGGCACTTCGTACCCCATGGTCTCCAGCGTATTGTGGAGGCTCGATAAGTTCTTTTGCGTCTTATCGTTTGGCATGAATGGCAGGTGTTTGGTTATTCTAAGTTGAGTTTCTTCTTAGCTGCTGGCTTCGCTGGTGCTGGTGCTGGTGCTGGCTTCGCGGGTGCGGGTGCAGGCGTTGCCTTTGGAGCTATCCTGCGTGCGTTTGGAAGTCTCGAAATGGCTCTCTGCACATTCGGGTCGTTGATATTCTGCCCGATGATCTTGAGCATTTCCTTCGCGTTTGGCTCGGTATATGTAGCCTTAGGCCCGAAGCCTTTCTTTGTGCGATGCTGGGCGCGTACCGACTCGGGTAGCTGGTTGTAGATCTGCCCGATATTGGCATTGTTCAGATCACCCTTGGGGACCTCGTAGCCTCCAACATCTCCTCCATCCTCGCCGTAACCTAAGTCAAAACTCAAGGATTCTTTGGCACCTCTTCTTCCGCTTGCTGAGTTGGCTCCACGTGTGGCCATGATGCCCGTGCGTCGGCTCTGCTCTGCTTCGGATGCTCGGTGGTGTCGCTTGGTCTCCTCGAGTGCATCGTCTCTCTGCTTGAGGCCAGCCTTGCCCAGCTCCTCTCGGAGCTTGCGGTCGGCTTCCTTCTCCCCGAGCTGTGCCACCCACTTCTGATATTCCTGCGACTGCTTCGCTTGTGCGAGCTGGTGGTCGAGTGCGGCCTGCTCACGTCGGAGTTGCAGTGCGTCTCTCGCCTGATCGTTATGATCGTCGAGCTGCTTGGCTCTCATATAGGCTTGGAGATAGGCGTCGGCATCCGCTTTTTTCGCGGCTCGCAGTTTCTCGTATCTATCCTGCACACTCCCGAGCATTGTCTCGGTGGGCTTGTAGGCGTTGGGCGCATAGTTAGCCGTGGCAACAAGGTTGCTGATAGCTCGCACCCCGTCACCTATTGCTGCGATAGCCTCACGGCTACGCTGGCGTCGTCGGTCTTTCTCCACCTCCTCGGCAGTGGGAGGAGTGAATGGAGTGAGGTGTCGGAGGATCTCCACATAAGATGTGGGGCGCGTAACCTTCTCCTTGTCCGCCTGGGTGAGTTGCACCTGGGGTAGTTCGGGAGTAGGTGCAAGTTGCTGGATGCGCTTAATAGCTGTAGCCCCGCCACCCTGATTGGGCGCGGGGGCTGTGGCTTGTGGTTGTGGGGTAGGAGGGGTAGGGGCAGCGGGTGTCTGTGAAGGTGCAGAGGCGGTGGTGGCCTGCTGCACATTGGCGGGTGCGTCCTCCTTGCGTGACACCTCGCGCCCCGTGCCCTTCCGAATATCGTCGAGCACTCCCATGGTTACTTACTGCTTTGTGGGTCGAAGGCATTGGCGATACCTGCGCCTGCCTGTGCTACACCTCCGATAGCCTGGGTGATACCCTGGGCTCGGTTGTTCTCGATTTGGTTGAGCTGCTGCTGGAAGCCGTCACGACGCTGGATGTACTGGCTCTCGATGAGGTCCTTTCTCTTCGCTCCGTCGGCTGCTATTGCGCTGGCGACATTGGAGAGGGCCTCATTGCCCGCCTCACGTTCCGCCTGCACCGACTCCTCAGTGCCACCCATGACGGCCTGCACGGCTTGCGCGCGCTGGTTACGCTTGGCGATAGCCTCACGTGTGCGCTCCATAGTTCGGAGGGCGTCGGCTCGCTGGAGGGCGTCCTCGTTGTAGCGTCTATCATACCAGGTCTGATTGTCACGCATGCTGCTCATGACTCCCTGGCGTGCGCGCTTGGCTGCTTTGCTTGCTGCGATGCCCCCGAAGATACTCCCGATAGCTCCGATGCCTGCACCGACAAGGCTTGCGATTGGTAATGGCATATCTGTTTACTGCTCTATATGTTATATGTGGTGCAAGATAATGTGATAGCTTAGCGCGCACACGACATATAGAGTAAAGCAACATGGCAAAGGGAAGAAAGACGGGCGGGCGAAAGCCTGGCTCACTTAACAAGACGACGAAGCTAAGCCGAGAGCTTATAGTGAATGTGCTTGACAAGTATCAGGACAGCGGATTGATGGCGGAGGACCTCGAGGCACTTCCACCGAAGGACCGCCTCGACGTTATGGTTAAGCTCATGGGCTTCGTCCTGCCGAAGATGCAGAGCACACAGGTAGACCTCACCGCGAATGTGAACAGCGCATCAGTAGAGGATGACCTCACGAAGCTCGCAGAGGAGATGGCATAA